ATGTCCTACGCCGCGAGCGAGGTTTACGCCACGTTGAAAGATCTCGTTGGCACCAAAACTGTTGTGCGCGTCCAGCCGACCAGCGCAGCCGACTCGGCCACCAACCCCGGTTTCGTGCTCACCAACACCTACCTGGAAACCCTGCCAGTGCTCAACGCAACCCTGGGCGAGCTCTCGACCATCGAACTCACGTTCACCGGCGGTTCGTACTCCGCTGACACCACCGCCTAACAAGCACTAGCCCTGGGAGAAGGCAATGCAACTGAAACTGCGCGTCACCACCAACGAAGGCGTCACCTACGACGTCGCCACCAACCTGTTCACCATCGTGGCCATGGAACGCAAGTTCAAGATCCGCGCATCCGACCTGGAACACGGCGTCGCAATGGAACACATGGTTTACATGGCCTACGAAGCATCCAAACAGGCAGGCGTGACAGTCAGCCCCGTGTTTGACGACTTCATCAAAACCCTTGCAGACGTCGAGGTAATCGAGAGCGAGCCGGGAAACCCTACCGACCCGGTTCAGTCGGATACGCCCTAGCAGCCGTTCTGGCCGAAACCGGGTACTGGCCCCCAAACATCCCGTTCGAGCTGCAAGAACTCACTACGCTCTACAAAGTATTTGAGGAACGCGAGAAAGCAGCCAAACGTGGCACCAACCGTTGACATCCGCGCCACCGGCATCAAGGACGCGCTACGCGAGCTGAACAGCATTGACAAACGGCTACGGCGCCAAATCACCAAGGACTACCAAGCAATCGTCGCCCCGGTGGTGAACGACGCCAAGCAGCACACGCCTGACACCGCGCCGCTGTCGGGCTGGGATCGCAACTGGACGCCGACAGGCTCAAACTCGCCGGTACTTCCGTTCCAGGGCAACACCACCAGCCAAGCCCCGCGCAAACCCACCAAGCGCGAAATGAACTACCCGTCAGGGCGTCGCCAATACCGCGAATGGGCCAAATGGGACGCAGGCATCAAGGCATACATCAGCGGTAAACGCCCCACCACATTTGGCGGCTACACCCGAAACTTGGCGGCGTTCGGTGTGCGTTGGCAGGGCCGCGCCGCTGTCCTGTTTGACACATCAGGCCAGGCCCGCACCCAGCAAGGCGCCCGCATGGTTGCCGCGCTCAACGCCAAGTTCGGTACGCCGTCCCGCGTCATGTGGAGGGCATACGAGCGTTCCGACAGTCAAGTACAGTACGAGCTAAGGAAGCTCGTCAACAAGGTCATGCAGGCCGTCGGGCGCAAGATCTAGGACGCATTATGGCTATCAACATCCCGCTGATTACGGACTACGACGGGCGCGGCGTCAAGAAAGCCGAAAAAGCGTTTGCCAACCTGGGCAAGTCCACCAAGGCGCTCGGCGCAAACCTGAAAGCGGTGTTTATCCCGGCAGCCGCCGCAGTCGGCGCCCTGGCTGCTGTCAGTTTCTCCGCTGTCAAGGCCGCCGTCGAGGACGCCAGCGCCCAAGCCCTGCTCGCCAAACAGTTGCAGAACTCGACGAAGGCCACCAAGGCCGACATCGCCGCCACCGAAGACTTCATTACCGCCATGTCGCTGGCCACCGGCGTGGCAGACGATGAGCTGCGTCCTGCGCTCGCGTCGCTGGTTCGGGTGACCCGCAATACCCAGAAGTCGCAAAAGCTTCTCAGAATCGCTCTCAACGTCTCTAAGGGAACAGGCAAGAGCCTGTCCAGCGTCGTCCAGGCCATGTCACGGGCGTTCGGTGGGAACGTCAAAGCGCTTGCCAAGCTCGACCCCAGCTTGAAGAACTACATCACCAAGTCATCAACGGCTGACCAGATCACGGCCCGCTTGGCACGGAACTTCACCGGGGCAGCCGCCACCGCCGCAAACACTTACGCGGGGCGCCTGGATCGCATGAACGTGGCGTTTGCCGAAGCCAAAGAATCCTTGGGCGTTCTGCTGCTGCCCATCTTGGAAAAGTTTGTCACCATCGTGACCGACAGCGTCATCCCGTACGTCGACAAGATGGTGTCGGCATTTGAGCAAGGTGGCCTTGCTGGGGCGTTCAAGGTGGCTTCCAAAGATGCCTTGTCGTTTACGCAGAACCTCACCGGCCTTAACGCTGTGCTCTTTGACTTGGGCGCCACCGCCGCGATCACGTTCACGGTGTTCAAGGGCATCAGCACAATCACCGCAGCCGTCACAGCGTTTAAGGCTCTCACGGCGACCATTGCCAGCCTTGGCAGCGTTTTCACGCCCATTGCCGCCACCAGTTTTGGTGTCATCGCAGGCGCCATCGCCCTGGTAGTCGCAGGCGTCTACGTGTTGATTGACGCGCTCCGCGACCCTATCTTCCGTCAAGAATTTGGGAAGTTCCTGCTTGACTCCGTAAAGCTCGTAGCCAACGCGTTTATCTTCTTGACCAACCAAATCATCACGTTCTTTAACGCCATCATCCGCGCCATCAACATTGTGAAGCCCGGCAAAGACCTGCCCACATTCGGCAAGGCTGACCTGTTCCAGTTCAGCATGGACTCTGGGCCGATCAGCAACGTGCCCCGTGCCGGTGAAGCCGCTACAAGCGTCCAAATCAACGTCAACGGTGGAGACCCCCAGGCCACCGTCGACGCCATTACCCGCTGGTATCGCCAAAACGGCGCCACCGTCGCCTGGATGCGCTAATGCCCGACGCACTCCCATACGTCAAGGTCTACTGGGACAACTACGGCACCGAAATTACCAACGTGCAGTCCATCCAACTGGACAAAGGCCGCACCAAAATCTCGGACGAATGGCGTCCCGGCGTAGGGCAAATCAACGGACGCCGCAACGACCTGTTCCCTAGCGGCTTGGAAATTGGGTCAACCATCCGCATCGAGCTCGGCCCGCAAGGCTCCATGCCGGTGGCGCTTTTCTACCGTGTCGCAGACGTGACGTTCAACTACGGCATCATCGCGTCCCTCGATACCTGGACTATCGCTCTGGAAGACGCGTTTGCGTACTTGGGGCGCAGCACCATTGACGTCAGCTGGGCATCGGGAACCCGCAGCGACGTGGCGTTTACCGCGATTTGCAACGAATGTGCTATCGGTGTTTCAGTTGTTGCAAACGGCAAATCCACGCTGTCAGCCCAAACCATTACAAACGCCAACGCCCAGGATCTGATGCAAACGGTGATGAACACCGAACAAGGCGCCGTGTACGCCAACGCAGGCACATTGTCTTTCTATCCTCGCGGTTGGCAGGCCACCGCCACCAACATCAACTTCACCGACACCGGCGTCGGCACCGACCCAATCCGTTATGACAACGTGGTTTTTCGCTCAATGGCCGACAACTACGCCGATTACATCGTTGTCTACCCGCGCGGATCCAGCGAGGTAGTCACCGGGTCGGGTATTTACTCGTACAACCTGGATTCGTACAGCCTGAACAGCGGCGAAGCCACATTCCTTGGCCAGTACATCGAGGGCGTCTTTTCCGTCCAGAACTCAACACCCAGCAGCATCTCCATCTTGATGAACATCCAAACCTCGACGGGTTGGTTGGCAGCTCTTGCGGGGCCAGCCAACGCCCGAATCACGTTGCGCGGTTCTGTTTACGACGCGATCATTATCGGCACCGTCATCACGGGTGATCCCAGCAACATCCGGGTCACGTTTAACCTGGCGTCCAGCGACTTTTTCAGCTTCTTGACGCTGGATAACACGTTGTACGGCACCCTGGACTACAACAAGTTAGGATACTGACATGGCTGTTAAGACGTTTTCTGTGGGTGAGGTGCTGACCGCGTCAGACACGAACACTTATTTGGCGAACAGCGGCCTTGTGTACATCACCGAAGCAGTTGCGACATCAGGCACATTTCTAACTGTTGATTCATGCTTTACATCGTCATATCAATCGTACGTTTTGTATGCCACGGGCGCACCGACGTCAGGAGCATTTGGGCTGGACTTGCGTATGCGAGCATCCGGGACTGACACGAGTACTGGCTATTACTGGGGCGTGACTGGTGTTGACATGGGAAGCGGTACTGCTTTGACTACGAGAGGTAGCAATTTCGCAACGTTTGCTACTTACTCGATTGCAGGAACAAGCGGTAGGTCTGCAGCAGTCATACAAGTCATTAACCCCCAACTTGCGCAATACACAAACTTTATGTGTCAGTCAACAGACTCACGCGGGGCGTCTGCTTACCAAGCAATTACCGCTACGGGACAACTTCTGAACAACACGCAATACGACGGCTTTTCACTTTCTTGGGGAGCCGGTGGTGGAACCATTTCGTATTTGGGCGTAAAAGTATACGGTCTAAGGCAGGCATAGTCATGCAACCAATTATCGGCACATTCCACGACGCTGAAACAGGCGAAACCATCACCCGCGAACTCACCGCCGAAGAAATCGCCGCACTCCCCGAACCGTCAGAGCCGTTGCCCGAATGAAAACGCGGTGGGTAATCCCCGCCGCAACCGTGTCCGCCGCCCTCCTATGGCCCGGCAACGCCCACGCCCGAACCTTCACCTGCCTAGCGTCCGACACCGACCGCTGGCTAATGGAACAACCCGACGCCGACGCCGCAGCCGGGTACTGGCCTACCTGGGTCGACTGCGAAGCGTGGAGGACGGGTGATCCCGGCCCGCAATACGTCTGGTCATACGGCCCAAGCGCCGCCACCACCACTTCCGCACCTGCCACCACAACCACCGAACCCGCAACGACCACCAGTTCCACGACGACGACCTCGACAACGTCCACCACGTTGACGACAACGACCACGACAACGACAACCGTGCCCGCACCCGCCAGTACCACCACCACCGCAGCGGCTCCGACTTCCACCACAACCACGTCCGCCGTGCCGGTGTCCCCCACAACCACGACGACCGTTTACCAGCTCGCAACGAGCACCACCCAAGACAACACCACGCAAACAATCGCAACCAGCGCCAACACAACTTCGACGTCTTCATCCACAACACTTCTCCCGGTAGATCCAACACCCGAGACAATACCCACCACCACCATCGTGCAAACGGATACCCGAGCAGCCCGCGCCGCCAAAGTCATCGGCGCCCAACTTGCCCCCGGTGTGACCCCATTACAAGCCCAAACCGTGCTAGTAGTGAACGTAGCCATGCAGGCCGTGTCCGTAGCAACCGCTAGGAGACACAATGAAAAATGAACTGAAAGCCCTCCCGCTGACCCTGCTGGGATCCTGGTACGTCATCATCACCCTGGGCGGTTCCACAAAGTCTGCTGCTATCTGGGGCACCGTTTTCGGCGTTGCTTTACACTTAATACTCAACACCCTCCTAGGAGACGACGAATGAACATCATCAAAGACGTGATAGGCCGCATGGTCGCCCTGTTTCTAACCTCGGCTGCGGGCGTAGTCACCGGCGCCGCCGCCCTGGCCCCAGAGCTCTCGATCGCCAAGTCCTGCGCCATCGCGGGCGTGTCGGCCTGCATCGTCGTGTTGCAGAAACTTGCCAGCGCCAGCCTGGACGGCGGCTTGACCAAAGACGAGGTTGACGCCGCGTTCGGCATCAAGCCGGAGTCCCGCAAGTGATTTCAAACCAAGTCACGGTAAACACCACCGCCCAACGCATCGTCACCAAATCGAACGCTTGGCGCACCATCTACATCCACGTCGTCGGCGCAGGCGTGGTGTACATCGGCGGTTCCGACGTCACCAGCAGCAACGGCCTGCTCACCGAAAAGAACGCCGTACCACTCTCCATCGAGCTGCCCGCCCAGGAAGAACTATGGGCCGTCGTAGCCACCGGCACCGAAGATCTCCGCATTATGAAGCCGCTGAACTATGGCGAATAGGCCCTACTTGTATTACCCGGCCTGGGACGGCAAAGCCGCCAGCCCGCTCATCTTGAAGGTCGCAGAGCTGTGCCAGAAGCGCTGGGGCGGCACCAAGAACATCGGCACCTATGTCAACCGTGACATGAGGGGCAAGCCCGGGCAGAAATCGGTTCACGCCACCGGCTACGCCCTCGATCTGCAATACCGCGACGAAACCCAGGCCCGCCAAATCTGGGATTATTTCTTGGCGAACAGCGAAACGCTGGGTTTGCAGGAGCTGCATTGGTACGCCTACGGCGACTACGGGACGGGCTACCGCTGTTCCCGTGGCGAAGGCAAAAAGGGCGTGAAAATCTTTACCAAGGATGACAACGCGGGATCCTACGAGGGCAGCCCGAACTGGCTGCACATCGAGGTCGACAAGGCGATTAGCCCTTCTGACTGGGAAGCACGGTTCCGGGCTACCAAGCCTGCGTAAGGACGCCGGGCGGCGCTTGGACACGGTGCCCGGAATAGGTGGATGGGGTTGTGCTTCTTCTCCCCGGCCCCATCCACCGCCCCCCGCCACCCATCTGTTATGTTTACGCCAGTCATCCAAGTGACAAGGAGAAACCATGAAGTTTGACGACCTGCCCCTGTTCAGGGCACAGGACACGCCCACAAGCCGCGCAGGCGCCCAACACGTCCGTCTGCGCCTCCACAGCCAGCAGGCGCTCCTGCTCGCCGTGTACGCCCTCCCAAGCGCCATAGACGGCATCACAGACGAGGAAGCAGGGGAACGCTCGGGTCTGGCTGACAAGCCTCGTTGCTGCTATTGGAAGCGCTGTTCGGAGCTGCGCCACAAAGGCTTCATCCGTGACACGGGGCGCGTCCAGCAGGGCACCAGCGGCAGTTTCATGATGCTCTGTGAAATCACCGACGCTGGGCTGGCCGAATACGGCCGTTTGCGTATGGAAGAAGCCCGCAAATGAGTATCGGCATCCTGATGATTGGGGGATACCTGTGGATTATGTGGACAACCAGGCGATGACGCTCCCCATTTGGGGCTACCAAGTCCTAAGGTCAGACGACAAGAAAACATTGGTTCAGATCTTCTGGGATCTGGAAACAGGCCAACTACTCCACGCACAAGTCTGCACCCGGCCCACGGCCTGGGGGACATGGGGGCCGCCGACGGAAGTACAGAAGGTTGATTAAACGACTATGCCTTGCGTTTACAGTCATCGCGCTAGCCATACCGCCCAGCGTCACCCACGCCCAATGGCAACCTGCACTAGGTCGAGAGCTGACCACCCTGCTGGCGCAATGCGAAACCCAAAACCGAACGGATCACTTGACTCGTTCTTACGTTGGTGCGTTCGGGTTTGCAAAGCCCACGTGGAGGCTCTTTTCCGACACATCACCTACCTGGGCACACAAGTTGTCATGGGATCAACAGGCCCGCGTCCTTGATAGGGCGTTCTGGTTTGGGTGGCGCGACCAGCACCCGGTCGGGCCGTGGGGCCACGGCTGCTTTAAGCGCTACTGGAAGACGAATACAAAACTGCGTACAGCCGTGTGCAATAATCGCAAACACCAAGTACGGCGCTGGTGCCGTTTGTAAACAGGAGAAGCAATGAGAGAGAAGAAGTACACCAAGACGATTGCCGTCCGGGTGACCCAAGAAGAATGGGAACTGATCGAGTTCGCCATGATCCGCGACGGTCTCAAAAACCCGACAAAGTTTTTGCGTAAGGAACTTGAACTGGCGTTCCGCGTCCTGCGCCAGTCCGTCATCCAGGCCGAGAAGCGCCGCGAAGCCGCCGAACGTCGAGCCGCAAAGAAGGCCGCTGCCGATGTCAACGCCTAGCCTCAAAGAACTTGCCGCCTGGGCACAAATCGAGGCAGGCATCATTGACGCGATGGGTCGCACTCACGAAGGCGACAAACTGCGCCTGATCGCAGCCGTGCTTACCCGGTTCGAGACAGAACTGCTGCCCGCGTTGGAGCATCTGCAAACCGAAATTCGCCGGTTGGAGGTGCAAGCCCATGTCGGATGACATCGTGACCCGATTGCAGAAGGGCAATGCGCATTACGGCGACTTGCAAACAGACCCGGACATCTATCAAGACGCGCTTAACGAAATTGAGCGTTTGCGCGTCGAAGTGATGCGGTGGAAAAACTTGGCAGCTGACCTTGCCATGGAATTGGCCATGACCGACTTGGCGGTGAGCGATGAGTCTTGAAAACTACGAGCCGGTAGCCGTCCGCCTTGATCGGCTGCTTACCTACCTGCGGAACCTGCAAACCGAACCGCGCATCATCACCCACATGGTCAGCGCACCAGGTGCCGACATCTGCGTGTTCCGCGCCGAACTATGGCTCGGTGACACGCTGTACGCCACCGGCTGGGCCGAAGAAATCCGTGGCGTCGGCAACGTCAACAAGACCAGCCATTTGGAGAACTGCGAAACCAGCGCCTTAGGCCGTATGTGCGAGGCGTACAGCCCCACCGCAAACGACTGGCGCAAACGCCCCAGCCGTGAAGAAATGGAGAAGGTGTTCCGCGCTGACGACAGCCCACCATCGACGACGGGGTACAAGGATCACAGCAACCCGCCTGCGTCAACGACGGTGCGCGGCCCGATGACCGGAGCAGCCAGCGAGAAGCAGATTGGCTACATCATGGGCGCCTGCAAACGGGACGGCATTGTGCCCCCAGCATGGGTGAAGAACCTGTCCAAGCAGGACGCATCCTCATTTATCGAGGCCCACAAGAACGGTGAAGCGATCTCCGCGATCCTGGAACGGCTCGGTGCTAACGAGGAACCGTTCTAGTGTTCGAGTTTCTGACGTTTCTCGGCTACTCGTACGCGGTATGGGCGTTCGGCTATTGGTGCGCAACGGTGGTCCGTCGTGGGTGAACGAGTCCCGGACGCCTCCGAACGCCTGTTCCAGGATGCCGTCATCAAACTGGCCGCCATGAACAGCTGGGACGTGCACCACGTCCGCGCAGGCAAATTCGGCAACATCTACAAAACCGACGGCCTACCAGGTATGCCCGACTGCCTGTTCATCCACCAAAAGTTCGCTGGAATGTTCTGGGCAGAACTGAAAACCGAAACCGGGCGCCTATCACCGTTGCAGAAAATCCGCATCGAGCAGCTGCGCCGCAACGGAGCCGAAGTGCACATCTGGCGCCCACACATGATGCAAACAATCGCGGATCGACTGGGCAACTGGCGACAGAACTGATAGAACGCTCGACAACTGATTCACGCATGACCGCGTAGGGGTTTGCACTCTGCCGGTGAATACACGGAAACGTGGGTGTGCGACCATGCCTACAAGCAGGTCGAGCAGCGTCCAAACGACACAAATGCGAACGGTGACTGTCCCGCTACGAGCAAACATCTGGCCACCGCAGAGACATACTGAAAGCGCGAGGGGGGCTGCGACCCACCGACTCGATCACGAGCCAAGAGCAAACGAGCGAAGCGAGTGCGCTAGCCCAAGCGAAGCGCGGGAGTGGTACCGTCCAACCCGGAGAACACATCATGCCCAAACGCACATCAGACCCCACCTACCTCAAAGCCAGAGCACACATCCTCGCCGGGTCACCCACCTGCCATTGGTGCGGCGCACCCGCCACCGAAGCAGACCACCTCATCGAACACGACGCAGGCGGCACCGACACAGTCGACAACCTCGTACCAGCCTGCAAACCATGCAACGCTCGACGCGGCCAACGCTACAAAGCTCGGAAAGACCAGGCCCGCAAACAGCAACGCGAAAACGCAAACAACACGAACGGATTTTTTCACGGAACGACACCGCCCCCGACCCCAAGCAAGAGTCTCTCTTTTTCTGAGAACCAGCCTTATTTGGCAACGGTTTCAGCGATCGAGGACGAACCGGTCGAGATCGGCCGGGAGCAGCCCAGACTGGAATCGGCGCGTCAGGGGGGATGGTCTTTCGGGGATGCCGTCGCTGCCTGGGCAAAGACCCATCAGGGGATCACGTTGATGCCGTGGCAGGTTTATGCGTTGCAAGGTTTGCTTGAAGCCGACGAGGACGGTGACTTGATTCGGCGTGAGGCGTTGATCTCGACGGCCCGCCAGCAGGGGAAGTCCGTCATGCTCACGGCGTTGATTGGCTGGTATTTGACGTACTTTGCTGATGACCGGGGCCGCGCCCAGAACGTCCTGTCAACGGCTAACCAGCTTGACCGCGCCGAAGCCATCTTTGCCAGCCTGGCCCCAATCCTTGTGGAGCACTTTGGCGGCAAGCAGTTGCAGGCCATTGGGCGTAAGAAGGTCACGATGCCGAACGGGTCAACATGGGAGATTCGTGCCGCGTCGTCAAGGCTCCACGGCGGTTCGTATGACCTGATTGTGGTGGACGAGTTGTGGAACATCAGCCCTGGCACCATGGACGAGGCGTTGCGGCCGTCAATGATTGCCCGCCCGAACCCGTTGCTGGCCTGCTTCTCGACTGCTGGGGACGCGTCATCGGAGGCCATGATCCAGATGCGGGAACGCGCCCTGGATGACATCGATACCGGGAAAGTTAGCGACACCTATTTTGCAGAATGGTCAATGCCGCTCGGGGCGGATCCGCGGGACGAACGTTGGTGGCGCTGGGCAAATCCTGCTCTGGGCACCACGGTCACGATGAAAGCGCTCCGGGCGGCCTCAACCAAAGAGTCCTTTCTCCGCGCCCACCTGAACCAATGGATTACGACGAGGGGCGCCATGCTTGACGCCGGTGTTTGGGAGTCCTGCCAAGCCGAGATCGAGATGCCCGCCGGTGGCTGGCTCACCATTGACTCGTCGGTAGATGACGCCCGGTATGTCGGCGTCCGCACATCCACTCTGGACGGCAAAGTCATTGTTGATACCGCGTTCGTGGTTGACACCGAAGACGCCATGTGGGCCGCCGTCGAGCAAATCATGCAGGACAAATCCATCAAACTTGGTGTGACCCCAACGTTGCAGCTGCACCTGCCGCTATCCATGAACCACAGGTTCACGACAGTTGGGTATGCGGAGCTGTTGAAGTACACCAGTTTGGTGCGCTCGATGATCCAGGAAGGACGCGTCCAGCATCGCGGCACCCGCACCCTTCACGAGCACATGACCCGCGCCGTCGGCGTCAAAACCGCCCAGGGCTACGTCATCAGCAGCCAAAAATCGCCTGGCCCTATCGAGATCGCCCGGTGCGCCATCTGGGCTATTGCGCTGGAATCCAAACCGCAAACGAAACAGAAACCCGTACTGGTCATCACCGGCTGATGTAAATTGCAACCAAGTGGTTTGCCGTCGTCGGGGCGGCGACCACCCGATCTAAGGAACCCATCATGGCTATTTTCGGCAAGCGCGAAACCAAAGCACAGATCTCACCGCCTGCGGTGACCAAGGCCGCCGCCGCCGGAACGAGCTACTACCAGCAGAACGCTGGCGTCAACATGATCGGCCAGTACTACACCTACG